CTTCTTTCCCTGAAGATGAAGCCTGAATACAAGGTCAGTATCGTCAAAAATTTTCGTGTAAAACGGATCAAACCAAGCGTCTTCTTTTTTCATCATGCAGACCGTGAAATAAAGACTTTCTACGATTCTGTCATCGCATAAGTCTTTATGCTCATTGTTCCCAAGAGAAGCTATCCCGCAGTCTTCTTTTTCAAAACATTCCAGCATATACTCAATCCAGTCATTGCAAACTGTTACATCGTTAGCCAGGAAGACAATATAATCACCTGAACAAACCTTAAATGCCCTGTTAATAGAAGCATTAGGACTTGTCTTTTCCTTCTCATAAATATAAATATCAGCCTCATCTATGTAGTGAGTTGATCCAGTCTCGACTATTACCCACTCAACTTCTAAATGAGTTGAAGCCTTGGCAATATAAAGATTGCTGTCAGTCATTTTCTTGTGTTCTTGGCTAGGAAGCCAAATTGGAACTACCACTGATATCTTCATAAATAAACCTTCAACTCGTCAGGCAAAGGTTGATACGCTACTTCAAAATTTCCTGTAGGAAGACGTGCCTTCTGTCCTTCTTCCCAAGTTAAATAATTTTCCCTGTACCACTTCTCCCCATCAAACTCAGGAGCATGAGAATACGTCGTTACTTTTTTGTAAATGTCCTTAGGCTCACACCAATTAATATGATGAACGTAAATGTCTTGTAATATCTCAAAAGGAGAGCCAATATTTCCTATATGGACAAACCTGACATGAGGCCGTATCGCAATAACAGGCTTGAAGTCATCCCCGACTAATACATGATCTGTGTCTTTCCAATAAGCTATTTGAGGAATAACAAAAGCCTCTGCCTGAGCATTCGATAAAACATCTGTAAGCTTCTCCATATCCGCTTTAGTCATCCACATATCAACATCTGTGCAGATAATCCAGTCAACGTCTTGTAAAAGAGCTATTCCTGTGTTCCTTTGCATATGATCTAAAGGCCATACCCCACGAATAACAGTAGCCCCTAATTCATCTGCCAATGCAGCCGTTCCGTCGTCTTCCTGGTTCTCTCCAAAATAAGGCCTTTGGGAAACACAAAAAATATGATCTCTTATAAAAGGCTTTAAAGACTCAATACAGCCTCTTACCAAAGGTTTCTCGTTATAAACTGGCGTCACAGCAGACAAGATCATATTTTCTTCCAGATACCTCTATGGTCGGATACTGCTTACCTTTAAAATGAACTGCCCTAATTCTTCTATCGTCAAGAATCGAGCAATTTTTTTCTTTGCTGAAATCAACGTCTCTCTTATTATGGTAACTCCTGAATGTTAAATCCTGTTTCTTTCTTGGAGCTGTATTATTCAATATTCCTTTGTAATGCTTCTTGAAAAGCTCTTTTCCGTGTCTTGCCAAGACTTCATAAAGTTCATCCGCATTCATTGACCCTATCGGACACTCCCACATATCAATAATGTCGCCAGAATCAAAGTTCTCATCCATATAATGAAGCGTTACCCCTGCGGTATGGCCTTTCATAATCTGCCAATAAATCGGATTGCATCCTGCAAAGTAAGGAAGCGAACCATAATGAATATTCACGCAAGTAAAAGAATCAATCAGGCTCTTGGGCACAAGATGACGATACTGACAGCTTACAACAATATCTCTGTCGTCCTTGCTGTCTTCAATCATGTCACGGTATAGTTCGTCGTTTCCAAGGAAAATAATCATACAAGCACTTCTTTCGAGGAAAACAATTCAGACCATTGCCTTGCTACTTTGTCCCACCCGAAACTTTCTTTAATTTCCGAAAGCTTCTCCCGTATCTTCGTCTGTTTATCTTGATCTCCAAGAACGTCAATAAGAGAGTTAATATATAAGTCCATTGTCGCTTTGTTATCAGCCCTTCCTTCAATACGCACCCCTTCTTTAACTGTTTCTTTTAGCGCTGCGTAATTAACCACTACAGGAACACAACCACAGGCTTGGGCTTTCATGGCTGAGATACAGCTAATCTCTTCAAAAAATGAAGGGTAAACATATATCCCTGACTGCATAAACTCCTTGACTAATCTCTTGTGCCCTACCCTTCCATGCTCAAATACACCTTCCTGGTTCATTAAAGAAACCATCATTTCTTTAAACTTGGCATCTCTGGCGCCACCCTTGACCATCTGGTCGTAAGTTTCCCATCCATAGAAAAGGTGTATCTCACAGTCAGGATGAACTTCTCTTACCTCTTTCCAGCGTCTTAAAAGAGTTTCAATTCCTCTATCATAACTTGACGTATAAATGAGTCTTTTTGGATTCCTGATCTCTGACTTTACGTTGAAATCAGCAAGATTAATCCCGTTAGCTGTGACAAAAATCTTGTCTTCAGGGATATATTTTGGAAGAAGCGACTTATGAAACTCGCTCAATACAAAAACCTTATTAAAAGTATTCAAATCATCCGGTGGGATGAGGCTGTCCGAAGGAACGTCATGCAACCAAATATACTTCTGTTTTGCGTCAACTTTTAACTGACTGAAGAAATTGTTTCTCCATGCAATAACAATATTGAATTTATCCTTCTGGTTGAAATCATAGTAAGGTCTGTACTTAACGCCTTCATACTCACCCATGAAATCACCGCATGAGTTATAAACAGTGACTTCATACCCTAATTTCGTAAGCTCTTTGGATAAATAAATAACAGCCTCTTCGCTTCCACCAACCCCTTTAATTGTGCTTGGAGGAGCCCATTCTTCCCAAGCCTGACCGCAGAAAACAGCAATACTCTTGTCCGACCAGACCTTAGGTTCAGTAATTGCATTTTTAACTTGAGTAATATGGCTGTCTTTAAGAAGAGAATCAGGTATAGCCTTTGACAAGTATTGAAGCTTGTCTTGGCCTCTTTTCATTGTTATTTCTGTTATTTTGCATAAAGCTTTATGATATTCATGGTTCTCAAACGCTTCTTCAAACAGCTTCTTCTGAGACTGGATAAACTCATTGCTTGGAGCAAAGGCATAAGCCTTGTCATAAAACTGCTTTGCAAGAGGGATATTTCCTAGTCCCAAATACGCATGAGCCAAGTTCATGGCAGCTCTATATGTATAACTCGAAGGATCAGTCATATACATAGTTTGAGGATCAGGCTTTTGTACGCCAATCAACCCCCACCCGACAGCCTTCTTGTAATCTTGCTTGTCAATATAAAGCTCTAAAAGCTGCAAATACGCATCAGGATATTCAGTGGATATTTGCAAGGCTTTAAGACAACACTCAATAGCGTCATCAATCTGACCCATCTCCCAATAGCATCTTGCCAAAGAAATATACGAGAAATAAACATCATCATCCCACCCTGAACGCATAATCAGCATTTGAAGATAAGGAGCAGCCTGCTTGAACTCTCCTATCCCCATCAAAGAACGCCCCAAATAAGACAAAGTTCTTGGGTCTGTATTTTCCTTGTCACGGTTAAACTCTGCCATCAAAAACTTCAGGTTCCGTCTGACAGAAGCCTCGTTATGACCTTCTTCAATCTTGTGGACAATAACCAAAGACGAGTCTTTAACTCCTTTAAATTCAGACTCGTTCTCAGCAAAAATGTTTTCGTGGATTGTTTTCTTCCAAAAATGGTTTTTTGACTTCTTTATGATTGTCTCACGCCACTGGAAAGCGTCGCAATTACCGTCTTTATCAGTAGAATAAATGTACTTTGTGTAAACGCAGTCAACGGAATACTTCTTTGCCTTCTCAAATACTTCCTTCAGCTTGTCAATATTTTCAATATAATCATCAGTATCAAGCCTCAAGTAATATTCGCTTTTTGTATTTTCAACAAGGAAATTTCTTTTTTTGTCAAACTTCGGAAACCCGATCTCTTTTTCTTCTTCATCCCATTCATATAAAAATACATTAGCTCCACAGCCCTTGACCTCTTCATAGGCTTCTTTTGAATCTACGGCAAAACACACTTCATCAAAATAAGAACCGTAAGATTCATAGATTCTCTTGATATCCTTAACCTGATCTCTGGCAATAACGTGTAGAGCTAAGTTCATACTTTGTCTCTCGCTGGTATGGCAAATTGAGGAAAATTCTTGGCAAACCAGATCATGTCGTCTCTGGTTTTCAAAAACCTTCTCCCGTCGCCGTGTTGAGATTCATATGTATCTAAAGCCTGATACATCCAAGCAGGAAGCGATAAGCCCCATCTGAAGTTTCTCCCTCCATCAGAGGCAAACTCATTTTTTCGGGTTTCACGGATAAACTCATTCTGCTTAACGACAGCTCTTGTATGGTCTGCGTTATCCCCGACTTGAGGGTCTTCACAGCAAGGTATGATTCTCAATTTCTCAGGATGCTTTTTCCCGCAATTATTACAGTAAGCCTGCGTATCTTTCAGGCCTGTATTAATGAGGGCTTTATAAGCTTCTTTTCTGTCTGTTGTGCGTATAAGCATAGTAAGTGGGGGCTGATTGAGGCCAGCCCCCGAAGCCTTTTACAAGTGTCTTTGAGACCAGAATCCTGCGCTATCATGCAGACATTCCAGAGTCAATTCACCAATAAGCTGTGCGTTTGTCGCATCACCTGTCTTTGCCAACGGGACAACTTTCGGCTTACGAAGATAAGCTACCCGGAACTTATCTTCATCCAAACCAATAATGTCATGGTTTGTATCGCCGGAAACCGTGACGTAACGATGAGCAAACAACTTTACCATCTGAGCAGCATCAGATTCATAAACGTCAACCGCATTAACCAGACGCTTATCTTCTGATTTTGTCTGCTTGTTAGACCCTGCTGTAAACCCTGAGATTTTGCGCTTCAAATACATATCAGTGTAAACAGCATTAACTTGAGTTCCCTGATCCCAAACGTTTTGGAAGTAATCATTAAGAATAGCTTCCGTCAACGATACGCCGGATTGAGAAGTATTAAGAGTCAAGAAATTCTTAATACCTTTCATCTGACGGGCAGCAGAACCAGTACCCGTAACCAAAGAAGCACGAACCAGAGCAAACTCAGCATCATTCTTCCATTCCTTAGAAGCTTTTGTCGTTTCATAGGCAAAAGCATCATTGAATCCGGCATGATTCACCGAACGGGAAGTGTCGGAAATGCTGAAGTCAATCTTTACGATCTGTGTCCAGTTGGTTAAACGAGTAGGCGTAGCTCTCGCAGAATAAGATGCGTCAGCACCTTCAGCAGCAGCGTTCACAGCAACAGCTTTCAGAGAATCTTTAAGCCATTGGTGAAGAGTATTGTCTGCTGTAGAAGTAGCCAACCCTGACATCAGCGGAGTCTCTTGGGGGCTGATGTTTGTAATAATGTCTAAAAGGTCTTCCTTTTTGGCATTATTGTCGTAAGTGTAATGACTTTGAGCCATTGTATTATCCTTATTTCTCTATGAGGTTCTCAAGATAAGCCCCAATAGCATTCTTGGCATCCTCGACACGGCCTGTTTGCCTTAACCTGTTAAGGTTCTCAGTATAGGCGTTCTTAGGCTTTGGAATTACAGGAACACCGCCACCTTCGGGCATTACTTTTTGTTTGAGAACTGAGTTCTGTCTTTTGACAGAAGCCAGCTTCTTTTGGGTCGTAATGTGACCACTATCCAGCAAATCCGCATAAGCCAACTTGGCCGCAATCGCTATACCATCAGGCCGTTTTTGCAAGTCAGGATCATTCATATATTGTCCTATGGTTTGTGCCAGCCGGGAATCCTGGTTCCACGTTTTCTGGCCGTTAGGTAAAGTAACGAATGCTTCCTGATATCTTGGATTAGCCAAGATGCTATTTTCAGCCTGTTGCCTGGTCTGCGTAGCCTGTGTAGCTTTCTGCTGATTCTCAAACTCTTCCCGCAAGATTCTGCGGGTTTCTTCCCTCTGGATTTCAGCAATCTGCTCTCTCGCCCACCTTGCGTGTTGTGGGTTATTGACAGCAAATTCCTCTAATTCGCCTATCGTGTACTTAGGCTTCTCTTCCTGCTGTTTGGGCAATCTTTTTTCTAGTTCTTGGCCTACCATCTGAGGAAACTGAGTAACAAGGTTCTCATACTTGCGCTTCCACTCAGATTCCACGTTCTTGATAGGTCTGTCTTCAGGTTCTTCCGTTTGAACTTCAGTATCAGACTCTACAGCTTCAACTTCTTGTCCTTCCGGCTGAACCTCCTGTTGTTCCTGCTCCGACGGGACAGGTTCCTGCTTAACGTTCGGATCATTGACAATTACGTCGTCACTCGGTTTTGGGTCTTCCATTTTTCTCCTTAACGATTACGTCGTCACTCGATTAATCAATATTCAGGTTCGTAAAAACCTTCTATTTGTTTTGGCTTCTTTGTTTTACTTATGTAATAGGCTTCAGCCAAAGGAAGCCTTCTGTTAAACCATCCGTTTGCACTTCCTTGATGCCTGGCAGGATCTTTCTCAATAATATTCTTGTAATGATTGGCCTGATATTTAACAATGTCGTTCATAATTGCCTGAGAACCACGCTTGTCTCTTTCTGCTATCGCAGCCTTTATCGTTTGATCTCCAATAATCCCATCCACATATTTCTCAGGAATCTTTACAGCTCTTTGAAAATCTTTTATTGCTGTACCATAATCAGCGTTTATGTCGTACTGAAGAATAAGACCTGCAAGATCGTCGTCAACCTCATCAGAAACACGGTTCAGCTTGTGTGCGTCATAATAAACTTCCTTATAAAAGTCCTGAATCTCTCCGTAAGGAAGCTGCTTTAACTGCTCAACGCTCACAGGGGGCTTCTTCTTTTGCTTTCTCCAGCTGTTGTACGTTCCTAAGGTGATTCCTTTATATGTATGCCCACCTTGATCTTTTGTATAATTGCCTTCAATATCATCAAGAATGGCAATATGCCTGTTGAGCTTGTTCTTTTTATTCTCCATCTTCAGTTCCCTCAAATGACTCTTCTATCCTCTTGATTTCTTCCTGGCATCTTTCTATATCAGACTTGTAATGCTGAATTAAGTTCACTATTGTCATAGAAGCCATTTTCATAATTCTTAAATCATCAAGCCTTTTTTCCTCTGACTTGGGGACAAACTGCCAAGTTAAGTCAATCTTTCTAATATTCTCGTTCTGGTCTTCGAGAATAATTCTCCAAGCATCACTGGTTTCAAGACCTTCAACAACTTTTAAAGCCCTTGAACTGCGGTCAATAAGCTCTTCTTTTAACTGACTAGCCGATTTGGTTTGCAATTTGAGCAGCCCTTTCTATATTCTCAATATTCTTTGAGGCATACCGACCCTTGGCATCTATTTGTATGCCTTTCTTCTGCAAAACTTGAGCCTTCTCGCCATCTTCCAGGTCTTTAAAGTTGACTTTAACGTCTGTGCTTTGCGGAGGCTGAGGCTGTAAATTAACAATCTCTTCCCAGTTCTCGACATCCAAAGACTGCAAGTACCTCTTTAATCCATTAGCAGCAGCCTGAGGCGTAATAATCCCCATCTGATGAAACAACGGGTTTGTAACGGCAGCCAGTATCTGAGACGATTTCTGAAGCTTTACCTGAGGATTGGTATTTGAGTCGTTGCCACGAATGACAATTCTGTAAGAGCCTTGTATCTCTTCCCGGCTTAACTTAATCGTCTCGCCCTGACTTCTTTCACCAAAATAATTAAACTCATACTCATCTTCACCATACTCACACCAAAGCTCGTAAATCTTCTGGATTAACTTTGTAAAAGCCTGCGTGTAATGGGAAACGTCTAATGAGAAGACCCTGTTAGCATCAGAGGCCTGAGCTTCCACCTCACCTAAAGTCCGTGGCTGACGTTTGTTAATCATGGAATTAAGCGAATAATCCACAATCCCGGTCAACTCCTGAATCTTTGTCTCAAGAATCATCTGTTCTCTTTCGTAAGAGAACTCAACGTTAGGATTGTGAAAGTCCATGACCTTTAAAGCATCTTCAAAAGGAGTTACGCCTTGCACGGGGATAGCCTGAGAAGGCATTAATCTTACCGCATTAGGATTAACCATGCCTGGCCTGAACATAAACATTGGAGCATTGCGAAGAGTCTGGGAATCAATTTTCATATTGTGCTGAGTATCAATCTCCTTAATGATATCCTCAGTCATTTCAATAACGCCTCTATGAGCGTACCAGCGATTATAAGACAGTTCATAATAGAACTTCACAAACGGATACTCTCCGCTCAAAGTCTCAATCAGGACTTTTCGGACTATTCTTTTAAAGTCAGGAAAACTCGTTACAAGACACTTCTCTTCCTTACCGTCTCCGTCTATATCAAACCATCCGTAAGTCTCCCATACACGAACCAGATTATCTTCACGAAGACGGGTAATCCCTTCCCTCTCATCCTTCTCATGGTCAACAAGGTTCTCGGAATACTCTTTTGTCTTGACATTATCCAGGTCAAGATCTCCCAAGTCCCAACCCTTATACTCAGCACACCGCTTAACCTCGCCTACAGGCATGAAAAATTCATGCGTTCCTTCCTGCAAATCTTCAACTCGATACCCTGAATTAGCCCTTACCTTAAACCTCTCAGGCTCAACAATCGAAACGTCAGGAAAGTTCTTGGTAACGTCTTTAAATGTAAACGTAATCTTCTCGTAGCCTTCCCTGACTTTTTCTATCGCATCAACTATGGCTTTAAGGTTGTCTTCATAAACCAGGTCGCTTCTATCAACATCAAACCTTAGAAACGCCTCTTCAACAACAGCCTCAATGTCACCGTTGAAAATGCTCATCACTTCTTCAAAAGGCATCTCTCTTATGTCAATGACCTCTTTTCGTTCAATGATTTCTCTCTTCCAGTAAGGCTTGGCAAGAATAAAACCTTTCTCCATTGACTGATCTACCAAAATCTCGCCAATAGGCTCAAGTCCGATCCTGTCCATACACAAATGGTCTAAAAACTTCTCAAGCTTTTGAGCCGTATCCCATGACCCTGACGGCGTAGGCAGAGCCTGAACAATAGGCCGTACCCCAAAAACCCGACCCATCACAGACGCTTTCGCTTTCTTTATAGACGAGTCTGCTGTAGGCATACGAAGGTTGGATGAGCCTGGAAATGGAAAAGTCTTTGCCTTCTTTATTCTCATCCGCATCTTGTGCCAGCGTTTCTGCTTATCAAGCCATTCGCCAGTTTCAGATTCGGAATCTTTGACATTAGAGTCAATTATCGAAAAAAGCTTGTCCTTGTCTGTCGTATCAACCTTCTTGTCTATACTGGAGTATTTATATTCCATCAGTAAGCCATCCCGTAATCAACCACTTGGGTTTCATCAAATTTATAAGACCCTTCATCCGTATTTACATCAGCCCAGATAGGCTGGATGATCTGCTCGGCATAACAAAGGCAGTCAACAATGTCATCCCACCTGGAAGAACCTAAATCTATCAGCTCATTTACAACTTCAGTCTGGCCTTTACCTATGAAATACTGACCCCTTTCAAATAACGGCTGTAAGGAGGCCACTATCCGTTGAGTCTTATTTAGAATCTTCCTGCCAGTCGCATTAACAAACGAGTTTTTAAGCTCAACCACCGGAGGATAAAGCCTCCTCTTCTCCGATCTTTCCATAAAACTCTTTAAAAACGCCTGTTCCGTGCCGGCTGACGGAATACCAACTCCCGTCACATGAGCCTTGTACTTGATGTAAAGGTTCAGAATCGAGTCAATAAAATCACTTAACGGCGCATGAGTACGGATATACTCAATTAAAAACCTCCTGCCTTCTGTATCTGCCCCAACTACCGCACAAACCTTGTAATCAGCCTTCTCATCCTCACAATATGCAGGATCAACCGCTATCGAAATACCCAAAGTATCCGGTAAACTTTCCCAATACCTGATCTGATCCATCTTTATAGACCCTGTGGCATTAAGACGAGGATTATTCATATACTCAGAATAGAACGCAAAAGACCCGATATCCTTCTTCCTGGCCTGTAACTTCTCATGACTCCACATTTCAGGCCACAAGACATGACTCTCATCTTCAATCCCGTCTACATAAGCCGTATAACATTTCTTAAACCACCCGTTGTCACTATCCAAAAGCTCTTTCAAGACACATAGCGGGTGTAAAATCGTCCCAATCAGAAACAACTGCCCTCCAGGCAAGAGCGTATTAATACACGCCTTAAACAACCAGTTTTTAAGCTTCTCCCTCTGCTCTTCACTTACAACCTCTGTGTCATTCTCAATATCATCTAAAATAAGACAATCAGGCCGGAACCCTCTCATCTGCCCACCAGCACCCTTAGCCCTGATATTTGTGGTAAACCCGTCTCTATGACGAACAATAATGTGGTTCTCTGTCCACTTCTCGCTCTTTAAGTCTCCCCAGAGAGAAAGAATCTTCTGGTTGCTTTCTAGACTCATCTTGATATACCGAAGATGCTCTACCGCCAAACTCTCTGAGTCGGAAATAATACAAATGTCCTTACGTCTCTTAAATAACGCACACCATAACGGATATATCTTACTGACTATCGTACTCTTTGCATGACCTCTGGGCGCAGCGACCACCGCCCTGTCATTACTCCCTAAAACCTCATATATCTCTTTATGAAAATCAGCGATATTAAACGTCACCGCATCAGAACAAATAACCTCAGCAAACTTCTCAAGACTCGTCGATAAAGTCAGAAATATCTGCTTGTAAAGCTCTATCTGAGCTTCCTTACTAACTTCAGGCTCTTTAATCTCTTTTACGACTCTCTTCGCCTTTGCCATTCATCCCCTATCCAACAAAAAGAGGCCTCCTCACTCATGCATGAGAAGACCTCAAATTTGTTGGTTATTACTTAATCCCCCCGTCGAGAGATTAAATTATTAACCATAACGACCTTCTATAACTTTAAATACTCTTCATTCCCCATCACTACCAAATCACCTAAATCCTTATCCCCATATATCGAATATATTATCCCCTTCTCAAACTGACCCTTATACTCAACAGGTATCTTTATCGTAAAATACCTCTTGTCATTATCTAATATAACTCTATTCTCAGGAATACTCATATTTGATGATTCATCATAAAGTCGAAAATTGATATCGTTACATTTTTGTTACATACGTTACATAAAGTCGAAAATTTGTAGCGGATTAGTGAGGGGGTTTATATATATACACATACCCGGTATGGGGGGTGTGTATCCCCTCCAGAAAAAGCATGCTTATTAATGATATATCTTATTAATTATCAATGATTTATAAAATGTAATCGTGTTAGTTGACATAATGTTGATTATAGGCAGTGATTATGTAACCTACTTACTATCAATGACTTGTAAATCCTTATTATTAATGATTACCCTCTTGTTATCCGTAACGCCTAGTTTTGAAAGATCCGAGTTGGTAAATATGTTGAATATATTGCCTTGCCCTAAATCATTGTTATCAAACATTTTGCGGTATTTTGCTACCAATTCACTTACCCTAATTCTATCTGAAATATTATATTTATCACTCTTTAATACCTCACTCCAGAATTTTGTTACATCTTCTTCCGTTAACCTACATTCCTCAATACTGATTTTATCAACCTGCTTTATGATCGCCTTAATACTATCAGTAGCTAGCATCCTATAGGCATTTACATGCGCAGATTTCTCTGAATATCCCGCTTCTTTTGCTGATTTCAATGCGTTTCGATCATTTTTGAGATATAATCGGATAAAATCTCTTTGTTTTCGAGTTTTCAGTAACTGGAACTCTGGTATCTCATCTAAAATTAGATCTTTCATATTTGCCTAGTGTATGGATAATTTCAATTTTTTGTTAATTTGCTGGATATCTTGTAACACTTTGATTTTAAAGAGGTTGGAGTAATATTTGATTTCTTTGTTGCGCCAATATCTAGATGATCTGCGGTAATTCTCATCTGATATTTTTTGTGATGTGGTGAGATATTTTTCTTTATTAATGTAAGTCATTTATTTTCAATGAGTTATATATGTTTGTTGTAATTAAACCCTATTAGCATGCCAACCTATATATAACTACATATATTTTGATGATTTATCACGCAAGATCAAGAGTTTTTTTAAAATAATTTAAAATATTTTAAAATATTTTACACAACATATTGTATTTTTATTGCGCCTCTCCCCTCCCTATATACTACATACTGTGTTTTGTTTTTTTGGATAAAAAATAAATAAAAAAAACTATTGACAACACGTTAACGTGTGTTATACTGCAATACAGATAGAGGATAACCAACAACCCCCCAAAAAAACGGAGGATAAGATGCTTAAAACATATCTAGACATGACAACAAAGGAGAAAAAGGAAGTTTGCAAAGAACTGCGCAAGCAAGGCATAAAATATAGGACACGCAAAGACGGGATTGTTGTTTGTTTGCACGACGATTGCATATCACCATATAGGATATATGAGCAGGTTGTTTATGGCGCATAATTTACAAAACCCCAAAAAAAAGGAACGGACAATATGAACAAACACAAAAACGGAACTTATGTTGTAGGTGCAAAAGGAAGCTATCAATATTTGTTAAGTGGTTTTACTGATCTATTAAAGAGTAAACCTAAAGCATATGAAGTTTTCCATTACGGGCAACATTTAAAGAAAGCCGGATTCGCTATTGGACTATCTAAAGAGCGCATTGAAAACGACTGGAAAAAAGCACATAAAGTCTAAACTAACCAACAAAAAAACGGAGGTAAAAATGAGAACATTAATCACCTACTCAACAAAAACAGGCAAAAACGATAAAATAGTCGCTGGCGCATACGATAAATTAGAGGCAGCAAAACTATTAACAGATCTAGGGATTGAGTTTGAATGTATTATATCCGTCGACCAATATAATTAAACCAACCTCACAGGGACGGAGGCAAAAAAAATGAGAAAAAAAATTATGATTATAAAAGCAATCAAGCAAAATAACGGGTACACACTGCGGGGCATTACACCAGACGGCACAACAGAGTACCCACGAGGGGAGTATATACACGCAACACGCAAGGCAGCTTATGCTGCCTGTGATGCAATGTACAAGGGTACAACATGGCAAGGCTGTAAAGTATCTAACGGATATCGTATTATTATTGACTAGGATGTAAGGATAACCACCGAAACGCCCTTCGGGGCGTATAACCGACTGGCAAGCGGTTACTGATGAGGCAAGCCGAAAACCCCCAAAAAAAAGGAAGGTATAATATGAAAATTTACAATGTTAGAATTGGGATAAAACATATGCCAGAAGTTAAAAAAAGTTTTAAAGAAAAAAATGAGGCTATAGAATTTTATTTACAATATCACCCACGAACACCAAAAGAATTAACTGAGAAAGACACAACAAATCCATACCATTACATCAAAATTTTAGAAATTATATAACTATATAAACAAGGA